TTAGCGTTTCGGCGCGCTCGGCGCGGAACCGGTGGAAAGCGACGCCGAGGTCGGCGCCGATTTGAAGACCTTCTTGGTCGTGGTGTCCACGGCCTCTTGGCGGAAAATCACGACCACGTCTTCCTTCGGCAAACGCACGGGCGGCTTGTCTTCGCCCACCAGCTTTCCGTTGCGGTAATGGCGATTCACGCCATCAGCGCCGCGGCGCGTGCCAACACGGAAGTGTTCCTCGGTTTTGATGACACGGTTGAACTTGTCGGTGAGTACCTTCGGTTGGGGTAGTTTCGGCGCTTTCGCGTCGGACTGCTCCATGAACAACTCCTTAAAAAATGAACGGGTTACAAAAGGGATATACCTCTATTGCACCCGATTCGCCTGATTCTGGCAAATGGAATCTTTTAAGGGATTGTTAAACCACGGAACACAAGGCGCGCCTTTCCCGGCATCGACCAGCCTATGCCGCCGTCCTCGCCGTCAAGGGTTCGCTGCGCCGCAAACACCGCGCCCTTGACTGCTCCGGGCGTCGTCCGAAGACCCTTTCCCGTGATTATCGGGAAAGGCGCTTTCCGGATTCTCGCACTCCCAGCAAAACCAGCGCAGGTCGGCATCGTAGATGCAATACATCGGCGTGCAGCACTCGCGGCAATGCGCCAGATGTTCAGCCTTGACCGTGACGATGACCTCGTTCCCGTGGATGTCGCGTAGGATCATTTCAGCAACTTCCGCGCCGCGCGCGTCTGTTCGCGCATGACCTTGTAGTCCGGCAGCAGCACGTCGCAGACGGTCGGCATCTGGTCGCAGGAGCGCGTCATCTCGGCCGCCGCCTGTTTCTGGACGGCCTTGGAGTATGCCGGCACGTCCGGCAGCATCAGATGGTGCGGCTTAGAAGGAGCCCCGCTGCAGGCTGTCAATAACGCCAGCGCGATCAGGGCGACGATTCCGGATTTCATCTTTCTTCTCCACGACTGTTTGAACGGTTTCGGCCGTCTCGATGACGACCGCGGTTTCCTTTGCTGCGCCGCCCTTGTGGAACAGGTATGTACCAACGGCCAGCAGAGCCAGAAAGATGCCAAGCGCGATATATCCCCGCATCAGCCCACCCCCTTCAGACACAGCGCCCGCTCCGCTTCGCGGCGCCGTTCAAGCCCCTTCAGCTTGCGCCCGCCTGCATAGACCCAGCGCCGCAGCTCGTTGCAGGCGCCGACCGTGTCGCCGGCATTCAGCTTGCGCAGCAGCGTCGAGCGCGCGAAGTTCCCCTCGCCCACGTTGAACACGAAGGACGCCAGTGCGACCCACCGCTCGACCGGCATCTCGACATTGACGTGCAGCGCGACCACCATGAAGGCCTTGGACAAGTCCTGCCGCAGCAGCGCCTCGCACTCCGCATCGGTTTTGACCTGCCCCATCTTGGCCGTCTCGGTATGGCCGTGGCAGATGGTCGGCACGTCGCCGGGCACCGGAATGATGGCGTGGTTTGTTTTGCCCTCCCAGCCAGCCACAAAGGGCGTGGCCGCGGCGAGCAATACGGCGAACAGCGCGCCAGCAATCCTGCCCTTACTCATCGGAGCCCCCCTTGCGCTTCACCGCCCGATACAGCTTCAGGCCGTCATAGGCCAGGCGCACGAGGATCAGCAGCAGGCCGAGCCAGATGGTGACCTCTTGCACCACGCTGGTCAGCTCAAGGGTTTTCGCGGCCGTGATGCCGCCGCCGGCCGCGCCATAGGACATGACGCGGTCGCCGATTTCATGCTTTTGCATGCAGGGACTCCTGTTCAGGTTGGGGAGAGGAAAGCGCGGCAGGACGCCGCAGGGAGGGAAGTTAAGGCCGTTTGGCAAAGCGCCCCGTCACGGGGTCTTTCGGCGTGTCGTTGCGCTGCGCCTTTTCAAGCGCGGCCGTCAGGTGCTCGACCTGTGCGCGCAGGGAATAAATCTCGGCCAGCCGACGCTGCAGGCGTCGCGCCTTGGCAGCGTAATGCAGCGCCATCGAAAGAGACGTAAAAAAACCGGCAAGGATGCCGGCAGCAATGAGCGTATCGACCATGTAAAGCCTCCGTCAGGTCAGGGATTGATAGGCAGCATCGAAAGCCGCTGCGACGGCCTCCGGCGTCGTCAGGCTGCCGGAAGCAATCTCCGGCCGTACCAGCGCCGCGGCATCCACCGTGCGCTGCACATGCTCGGCAATCGCCACGCCGACCGCCTTCAGCTGGCCGATGGTCATGACGATGTCCTGCCCGTTCAGCGTGAAGGTGAACGTGTCGGTGTCAGGCGTGCCCTTGATAAGCGCCTCGGTGATTTTGCCAGTGATGAGCGTCTTGTCGCGGTCGCGCGTCAGCACGGGCAGACCGCCCACCGTGATGCCGCCCTGCTCCCGCTGCCAGCGGTACTCGTCGAGATGAGCCACGAGGTCGCCTTGCGGCGCATGGAAACTGCCGTCGTAGGAATATCCGACCTGCACCGCCTCGTCGCAATCGACCCACGTCATGCTGTCGTGAACGGGAAAGGCCTCGTCGCAGACATCCACGACATAGCCATTCAAAACCAGAGCCTTCATTATGCGTACTCCTCAACAATCACAACGCCCATCTGACCGCCGTTGGTCGTGCCGCCATTGGCACCTGCGCCCATACCGAGGCCCCCCATACCGCCGCCGCCGTTACCGGAAGACTGACCGCTTGAGCCGCCTGTGCCACGGACGTTTACATCCCCTCCCGTACCTTCGCCGCCTTGGGTTGTTACCGTGCCGCTGTTTCCCGTCCCACCTGTCGCGGAACAGTGCGAGCCGAAAGAAGATGTACCACCGGTACCGCTGGTGCTATTTGCAATCAGCCCGGTCGTGACCGTCTCCGAAGCCGACAGCGCGGCATTGAGGATTTTCTTCTTGGCTGCCCCGCCACCGGCCGCGCCGCAATTCGTGCTTGTATTGCCGCCCGTGCCGACGACCGTCACCTCGATGAAGGACGGATTGTTGATGCCTTTTTCGTAAGGCGCATTTTGAATGGTGTGCGTGCCGGAACCGGCACCCGTCGTGACAATCGGCGAGCCACCGGGCGTGAGCGAAAGGTTTGACGTGCTGCCCGTACTGTTGACGACGTAATAGGTAACCCCCGTGGACAGTCCCGTCGGAAGCGCGCCTGTCGTGGTCAACCGGACGGGGCATCCATTCTCCGGCCTGTTTCTGCCCGTGTTCGGATAGGTAATAACCGCAGGGGATGCGACCGAGATCGTGCAGGTTTGCGACGGACAGGTGTAACACAGCTTGTTGATCAGCCGGCCCAAACCAAACGTAGGGTCCTGCCAAGCAGCCCCGCCGGAGCCATCTGCCCTCAGTACCTGCCCTGCCGCCGCGGCCTGACTGTCGATATCGCCCGCCTGCGCCTTGTTTTTCGAAGCAAGGCCACCAAGGAAGGCTGTTTTTGTGTAGTCCGCCGCATCCTCTCCAGCCATAGACCCAAGCGACGAGACGACGCCGGAGATGGCAGAAACAACCTCGTCGAGGGCGTCCTGCACGTTTGTGGCTGTCAGGCCAGACGTAGCGTTATTGAAGCTGACCAGAGCCGCGGTAATAGAGCCCGCCACCGCATCCAGCGCCTTCTGCGCCCAGTGATAGGCAGAATACTTGCCCGGCACGACCTCGACATCCTCATCCTCTGCCGCCCACTTTTCAGCAAGGTCGCGCGCATCCGCGGCATCCTGCGCGGCCTGTGGCGCGGCTTGGATAGCCGGGAGGTCGGCGGCGCAGGCGGTGATATCCGCGACCACTGCTGCAACGGCCTGAACATCCGCGCTGAGGGCGGCGACGGTCGTCACGTCCAGCGCAATGCCGGCGACCGTGGTGACATCCGTCTCGATGCCTGCGACCGTGCTGATATCGGCCGCGATGGCCAGCAGCGCCGCCACGTCGGCCGGATCGGCGAACAAGAACGGGATGAAGGTAATCGCGTCCGTGCCAATCATCACCGGATCTGGCGTCTGCAGGGAATAGAACGCGCCGTCATTCGGCGCGCCGGCATAGACCAGCGTCCCCTTCACCGCATCGCGCGGGCCGTTGAAATCCTTCGCCCGCGCCCACGCCGTCGCGCTTGCGACCCAGATACCGTTCTGCACGGTGTTGCTTTGATCCTTGACCAGCACGCGATCGCCTGCGGCAAGAGCTACCCCGTTGATGGTTTGCAGGCCGTAAAGAACGACCTCGGCCGTCGTCACCACGCGGCACGGCGCTTTAAGCGCAACGCCTTGGTTCAGGCCCGCGATGCGGTCTGTGATGGTCATGGTCTAACCCTTTTGTTTGAGGTTGAGGTTATGCGGCGCCGAGAGCCTCGGCGGCTTCCTCGGCAAGCTTGTCGAAGAACCAACGGACATAGAACAGGTTTTGAAAGGGGATCAGCCGGCGCAGTGCGCGGATGTCGCTTTCCGACGCTTCGGACGGGTTGCCGACCAGATAGGCGGCGCGGAAGAGATCCTGACCCAGACCAAAGGTCGGCCCGAGCAGCGCGCCCGTCTGGTTCCGGTTTACATAGCGGGATGCCGGAGATTCCCCGAGCGCGGCATACAGACCGGGCAGGCCCGCCTTTTCCCACGTGTTGTTCAGCTCCAGCAAGACGGAGGCGATACCGGACTGGTCGACGCCTTCAGCCACCCACTTCTGTGGCGACCAGTCGTCCGTATCCTCGCCGCGGCTTTTCGCCTTGAACCAAGCCACCATCATGCCGGCGCTCACGGCAAGAATGGTGCCGTGCATGAATGCCGCATCCCGCTGCTGCAGGCCACGCATCAGCACGCGCTGATTGGCAGCAAAGAAGAACGAGCGGAACTGGAAAACCACCTTCCCCAGCTCCGTCTGCATCATCAGCGGCTTGTCCGAGATACCGGGCGTCACGATGATGCTATCGACTTCCTTGTTCAGCGCGGCGCGGAAAACCCGCTGCGCCTCGCGCATGTCCCACTTGGCCGTATTGGCGATCGGCAGGCCGTCGACAACCTCGCCGTATTCCTTGAACTGCGCCGCAATCTGGCGCGCCATGTTCGCATCGATGCCGAGGAAGGCGAGGTATTCCCGCTCCTTGGGCGTAATCTTGCCCTTGGCCAGCGCCTCCACGCCTTCGATGATGCGGGTCTGCGTCACCGCCGAGGCCACGCTTTTCATCAGGTCATTCCAGCGGTTCATCAACGTCAGCTTCGAGAACGACGGCGCGACGTTGTTATGGATGAAACGCTCGAAGGCGGAGCCCTGCGCAAACGGGTCTCGCAGGTCAGTCAGCTCCATGATGCGGTTCGCCAGCACGGTTTCGGTCACATGGCCGGCCAGCTTCGCTTCGCGCACCTGCATCTTGATACCCTTCATCCCCTTCGCAACGGGCACGACAAGGTCACCAAAAGCGCGGTTCAATCCGTGCTTCATCACCACACCGGCAACGTCGGGGATGCTCGACACGACGACCGATCCCATCTTCGTGATGTAGTTCCATGCCCGCGCCATGCGGCCGAGACGCTTCCACCCTTCGCTGGTACCGTCGTCGTATGTCCCGCGGATGACATCGCGGATCATCTCCAAATCCTCGATGTCGCTTTTCTCGCGTGCGGAGAGTTCCTTCGCCAGCTTCGGGTTTTCCTTGCGCAGCCGGTTGTACTCTTCCTTGACCTGCTCGATTTGCTCTTTCATCGTCGGGTCGGTGAACTTCCGTTTCAGCTCGACCTCGGCGGCGATGGTGCGCACATGCTTGCGCATGACCATATCGATGTCGTTGTTCAGGAATCGTTCGACCTCGATATCCTGAATGTCCAGCGTCTTGGCACGCAGCGGGCCGCGCGTCGATACCACGAACCCCTCTTCCACTTCGCCCATGTTGCGGCGCGTCAGGGTATCGAAAACCGTGTTCTCGATCTCGTCGAGATAGGCTTCCATGTCGTTCGACAGGTCGAAGCGCGTGTCCATCTCCAGATGCTTCTCGGCCTCGATCTCCGCGATTTTCTCGCGCAGCTTCGCCATACGGGCTTCGCGGCGCTTCTTGGTCACGCTGTTGACCTTTTTCCGGATATTGCGCAGCGCATCCGGAGACAGGTCATCCGGCAGGGCGCGGCCACCCGGTACATCCGTCGTGTCGATGCCCAGTTCCCGCAGCGCCAGACGGACGCTTTCGTATTCCTCGAAAGCCTTGAGCGCAGGGACATCTGCATCCCTGACGGTCACGGTCACGCCGGAAAACTCATCGCGCAGCGCTTCCAGAAGGTCATTCACATCAGGCTTCGTCCTGCGGCCCGCAAAGAAACCCTCCTTGAAGGCGAGGTCCCGCGCCTGTTCCAGCGTCATGCCCTTTTTGGAGATGATGCCGATGCGGCTCTTATTCGTGATGCCAAGCCCGCGCAGGACGCCCTCGTCATCCTGCAAACCGCCCTTGGTCTTAAGGAAGGCTGCCAAGGACTGCGGGCTGGACGGCGCGCCGCCTTCTTTCATCGCCTGCAGCATCGTCTGGACGTCCAGTCCTGTCAGGTCGGCGGTTTTGGCCGCTTCGCTGTCCATGCGCAGGTTGCGCATTTCCAGATCGGCGACCTCCGAGCGCAGGGCATGCAGCTTGCGGTTATAGTCCGCTTGCGCGGCCCGCATGACCTTGGTGGCCTTCTCCGATGCCCACGCACGAATCTGGGCGCGGAACACCTGTTCCTGCATCTGGATCTTGTTCGGGTCCCAAACACGCGTCAGGTACGAAACCGCAAATTGCGGCGACACATCGTCCGGCAGCAGGCCGGCATCGATGGCTTCATTCTTCATGCGCTCCAGCGTCGGGCGATAAGCACGCGCGGCCTGTTCAACGGCCGGATTGCCGTGCGTATCCCCGCGGCGCAGCGCCATGGCCACGGCTTCCTTGAACTGCTCAAAGGAAAACCGCCCATTCTGCCCCCGCGCTGCCTTGCGGTATACGGCATATTGTTCATTCAGCGCCCGCGTCGAGCTTGCCAGCAGGCTGTTGTATTCCTTCATGTACGTTGTCACCGCCTGTTCCGTGGCGATGCCCTCGGCGTTTTTCTGAAGGAATACCGGCACCTCGTCGAGCGCCTGAAAGATTTGCCGCGTGGCCAAGGACGGGCTGTTCATCAGCCGGATGACCGGACTGGTATTCAGCTTCTTGGTCAGCCACTCAAGGCCCAGCGAGCCTTTCAGGCTATTCTGCTCCAGCGTTTCTTTCGGCACCTGCATGGCGCCGACGGTGCTGTTGGCTTGGCGCAGCGCCTCGGCTTCATCGGCGATCTCGTCAACGAAATCACGCTCTGCCGGCACGAACAGGTCTTTCTCGACCCGCTTCGAAAGCTCGGACAGGCCCGCGCGGCCGAGATACTTGGCCGCGCCTGCGCCGATAACGCCAGCAAGGAACGTGCCCGCACCGATGTTGATGGCAGATTCCTCGATCGTCCGCGTCTGCTGGGATGCCTGCAGGGCGGTTTCCGATACCGCCATGCCCGCCGCACCCCACTTGGCCGTATTTCCGGCCGTGCGCAGCAGGCTGTAACCGCCCTTCGTCCCCCTGACAACAGCTCCGCCGGGCATCAGGACTTCAGGCGACAGGATGCCCGCACCGATACCGGCGACGATGCCAAGGCCCCCAGCGCTTTCGAGCACCTTCTGGGCTTCCAGCTCCGCATCGATGTCGGTCTTTATCTGGTCGGCGTGGCGCTTGTTGCGCGCGATGGCCAGACGGTCGGCGTAGTCCTCATAACCCGCAAGGTCGTCGAACACGTCATAGCTCTCGTCCCAATCATCCAGATGACGGACAGGCGCCGTGCTTTGCAGGAAGCTGGCAACCGGGTTTTCGCGGCGAAAAGCCGCCGGCACGGTTTCCGACCAGAACGCCGGACGCTCGGCCTGTTCCGGCTCTGCCGTATCGTAGGCCGGACGGTCGGTGGCCGGATCGAACGGCTCTATCCTGTTCGTCCGGAACGGTGCAGGGTTCACTTCAAACGGCATTACTCATCTCCCTGCGGGCGACCGGGCAGCGGGCCGGGTGACCAGCGGTTCTGTGTGACAGGCACCTCTCCACGCGTGGCTTCGCGTGTTTCGGCTTGCTTTTGCTTCGATGGCGCCTTGTGACGCAGCTCGGTACCTGCCCATGCGATGGCGCGCGGCACTGCTTCGGGAACCACGGCGCGCCAGCCGCGGCCGGCTTCGCCGTATCCCTGCTTGGCGATATCGCGGTAAATCTGCGCCCGCTCAAGGATCTTCGCCCGCTCCGCCTTCTGGTCGGCCCCAAGGCCGTCCATGATCTTTTGCTGGTCGAAGCGGTAGTGCAGCACCTTGCCGTCGGCATCGCGCAGGACATCCCAGATGCCATCCTTGCTTTTCCGCAGGACCTGATACCTCGGCAGGCGGCCGGCAGAGACGTCGGCTTCGGTGACGGTGTCGGCCAGCAGCTCAAGGTCATCCAGCTTGGTATCCTGCTCGCCTTCCAGCGCACGGACATCGGCCATGAGCTGTTCCTGCATCCAGCCGTTATCGACGCCCGGAATGGCGTAATACGCCTCCGGCGGGCGGCGCATGATGGTGCGCTTGCCTGTGGCGCGCGTCTCGCCATACATGCGGCGCATGCGCTCGGTTGCCCGTGCCTTGGCGACTTCCTCGTCGCCGTGCATCAGGTATTCGGTTTCGAAGGCATCGCGGTATGCCGCCTTGGCTTGGTCGGCTGCCGCGCTGTTGCGCGGCAGGTCAGGCCCGACAGTGAAAGCGCCGGGGTCGAAAATATCCTCGACCGTATCGGGCAGCTTCTTGTCCAGTTCCTTCAGAAGCTTGTTGACCGACGCCTTGCGCATCTCCCGCACCGCCTCGTCGGCTTTGCTGAATCGCGCATCGACATATTCCAGCGCGGTTTTCTGGTCCATGCCGTCGCGGATGTACTTGTTGTACAGCGCGGCCTGGCTGATTTCGTCGTCCTTGAACTGGTCGAGTACCCGCGGCGCGTCTTCCTGCATGCGTGCCACGAGGTCATAGGCATAGGCCTTCTGCTGCACGTTGCCGTTTTCCATCATGGCCCGCAGCGCGCCCTGTGCCGGCGCAGGCAGGATGCCCGTCCGCTGCGCGACCGACATCAGCGCCGTCGCGCCTTCCTCGGACATCGACTTCACGGCCTGAATACCGCCCTGCGCCGTGAAGATTTTATCCACAGCCTCGCGGTGGTCTTTGTTGCCCGGGTCGTAAAGGAAGTCCGGATTGCCGTATGACGTCAGCGCGGCCGTCAGCTCGGCCTGTTTCTCGAACTCGGCCTGCGCCTTGGTCAGAATCTTGAAACGCACGTCCGGCGGCAGGTAATCCGCTTCGGTGCCTGTCCGCCCCATCGTCGCCACGGCAACCCCATCCGGCGAAGCCGCGGATTCATACCTGCCGCGCCACAGGTCGGAGAACTGGCCAGCGGTCATATCGGCGCTGCCGCCGTTCTGTTCGACGGCAGCCAGCGCCCGGTTGCGGTCGCCCTTGTATGCCTTGGCCAGCACATCGACTACATTCCCGTCCGGATTGGACAGCAGCACCGACGCCCCGCCTGCGCCTTGTTGATGCGCAAGGTACAGCTCTGCCGGCGTCGGTTCACGCCCCAGACGCTGCGCCAGCGTGGCGCGGTTGTCCTTCAGAAGACGGGCGGCAGCATCCGCAGCCGCTTCGGCATTCTTGGCATCTGTCAGGCGGTAGGCCTTTGCGGTATCCGGCATGAACTGGAA